CTGGGGCGCCTGGGCAGGCTGGCGCGCAGGGTCCGCAAGGTGTCCCAGGTCCGCCAGGACCGGCTAGCACAGTACCGGGACCAACTGGCCCGCAAGGCCCCGTGGGTCCACAGGGCGCGGCCTCGACGGTGCCGGGACCAACAGGTCCGCAGGGACCGCAAGGCACGACAGGGCCACAAGGGCCACAAGGACCACAAGGCACGACGGGCGCCACAGGCGCGACTGGTCCGCAGGGCGCTCCTGGCGAGGTCACCAAGGCCTACGCCGACAGCCAGGACGCGCTGCGCGTGCTGAAGGCCGGCGATGTCATGTCGGGCGCGTTAACTCTGGCCGCCGATCCCGTCGCCAGCCTGCAAGCCGCCACCAAACAATACGTCGATGTCTTCGCCGCGCCCATCGACGCGCTCGCCTACAGCGGCATGCAGATCAACGGCTCGATGACGGTTAGTCAGGAGAAGGGTGCCGGGGGTACCAGCGTCACTAACACTTATATTTGTGACGGATGGGCGCTTAATTCTACTGGAACAATGGCAGTTGGAGCTAACGTATTTGCTGATAACGGAATTTTCGCCGGGATGGGTGGGTTGCTGGCGGTTGCTGTAAATACTGCACAAACCACATTGGTTGCCGGTGATTTATTGAATGTTTCGCAAAAGATGGAAGGGTATCGCTTGGCCAGGTTGGCTTGGGGAGGAGCCAACGCGCAGCCGCTTACTATAGGATTTTGGACGGCTCACCATCGTCCGGGCACCTACTGTGTCAGTTTTCGCAATCCAACCGCCGATCGTTCATACGTTGCTACGTATACACAGAATGTTGCCGACACTCAGGAGTACAAAGTCATTACTGTGCCAGGATGTACCAGTGGCACTTGGCCATTTGATAATACAATCGGGATGTACATAAATTTTAGTTTTGCGTGTGGCACCGCTTATCAGGGCGCTAGTGCTAATGCGTGGTTGAATGCCAATGCGCTTGTTGTTGCAGGTCAAGTTAACGGCGCAGCCACTACGTCCGATACTTTTCGCCTGAGCGGCGTCATCGTTCTTCCCGGCATCCAGGCACCGAGCGCGGCGCGCTCGCCGTTCATCATGCGGCCGTATGACCAGGAGCTGCTGACGTGTCGGCGATACTATCAGCAACAGGTTGCTGGCTGTCAAATGGGGAGCGCAACAGCCAGCGCTGCTTACGGAGCGTTTTTGTCGTGGAATATGCGAAGCGCGCCGACTGTTACATTTGTCAGTTCACAGGTCGCTCCGGGTAATTTCCCGACAGGAGCCGGGTCTCCCGTATATATCTCATCGCTTGGTTGTTTGGTGTACAAGATAGCGATAGCAGCGGGCAATTCTTCGTTCATAGACATCTACGCTATAGATGCGAGGCTGTGATGGCAGAGTACCAGCTCACCGCCTCTACCAGTGTCATTCGCGCCGAGGATGGCGCTTGCATTCCCAACGATCCGGCCAACCGCGATTGGGTCGAGTATCAAGCGTGGCTAGAAGATGGCAACGAGCCTGATCCTTACTTGCCACCTGAGCCAGTGTCGCCGGAACCCGATCCGCAATCGACATTGCTCTACGATCACGAGAACAGGCTGCGCAGCATCGAGGGCCAACCGCCGCTGTCGCTAGGTGAGTTCCTGACCAGGGCGCATACCGGGGCGGCAGCATGAGCATCTATCAGGGCTTCCGCCGACAGGCCGTCCCGCAGCAAGCCGCGCAGCAAGTCACCGCGCTCACTATTCCCGCGCCAACGCGCGGCCTCGTGGAGAGCGAGAACCTCGCCTTCATGCAGCCGGGTGCCGCGGTGCTGCAAGACAACTGGCTCCCCACCATGCGCGGCGCGAAACTGCGCGGCGGTTGCGAACGCTGGTGCGTGCTGCCGGAAACGACGCCGATCATCTCCAGCTTCGAATACATCTCCGCCAACGTGCAGAAGATGTTCGTCGGCAACGCCACGAAACTCTACGACGTGACATCGAGCACGGCGGTTGCGATCAAGACCGGACAGGCTTCCGGCAACTACGTTGCCGCGCAGATGTCCAACATGAGCGGCGACCACATGCTCGTCGCCAACGAGGCGGGGGATTATCTCCTGCATTTCGACGGCACGACGTGGACGACGTTCAACACCAGCCAGATCACCACCGACCCGGCGGTGACGCCGCCGCCGACCTGTGCCACCGGGCACAACCTCACCTACGTCTGGAAATACCGCAACCGCTTGTTTTTCATCGAGGGCGGCTCGATGAATGCTTGGTATCTCGACATCGACGCCTATCAGGGCGTGCTCAAGCTGGTGCCGCTGTCGGGTGCGGCATCAAAGGGCGGCAAGCTGATCTTCGGCGCGACGTGGTCGCTCGATGCGGGCGACGGCACCGACGAAAAGTGCGTGTTCGGGACCAGCGAAGGCGAGTTGCTGATCTTCACCGGCACCAACCCCGGCGACATCAACAACTGGCGGCAGGAGGGCCGCTACTACGCCTCCGCCCCGATGGGCATGAACGCGCACATGTCGGTCGGCGGCGACCTCCTGCTGGCGACGGTCGACGGCATCATCCCGATCTCGTCCGCGATCACCAAGGACGCCACCCAATTGGAGCTGGCCGCGATCACGGTCAACATCAAGAACACTTGGCGCAAGGAGGTTGCGGCCAAGCGCACGCTGCCCTGGACGATGAAGAAATGGGACGATTTCGGCGGCATCTTCGTGACGTGGCCGGGAGGCAATCCCGGCAACCGCTACTGCGCCATCGCCAACATCGCGACCGGGGCGTGGGCGCGATGCCTGGGCTGGGACGCCACCTGTTTCCTGCGCATGCGCGGCGACATGTTCTTCGGCACCCAGGACGGAATCGTCATGCAGGCCGACAGAACCGGCTACGACGACGGCAAGCCCTACGTCGCCACCCTGGTGAGCGGCTGGGGCGCGCTGCAAAGCCGCCTCGCGGCGGTGACGTGGCATCAGGCCCGCGCCACCTTCGTGTCGGGCGGGCGCGAGCCGTTCGTGCCGCAGCTGTTTGCCTGCACTGACTATGTGGTCGCGGTGCCGGTCGCGCCTGCCGCCGGACCCGACACTTCGGTCGAGGACGTGTGGGACCAGGGCCTGTGGGCACCCGACATGGGCGGCCCGCCGCCGCCGGTCCCGACCCAGGCGCAGCGCGACCAGTACGCACAGTGGGACCAGCCCTCCGACCAGACCGGCGCGGTCTACAACACCATGTGGGTTTCCATCGGCGCGACCGGCTACGTCCACGCCCTGGGCGTGCAAGTCACCGTCGCCCAGCGCGCCAAACCGAATGTCGAATTGATCGCCGTCGACGCCATCTTCGGCCCGATGGGCACCAACGTGTGAGGACAACATGGCCGCCGCTGCTGCAGTCGCCGCACCGCCGCCCGGTTACGCACCGGCACCGCTCGACGCCAATGGCAATCCCATCGCGCCGGTCGACCCCGGCATGTCCAATCCGGCCGGCCAGCCGAATGACAATCTGTTCGTCACCTACAATCCGAAAGGTGCGGCTGGCGGCCTCTTCGCACCCGCTTATATCCACGGCTACGCGCCGAGCGAACAGGCTGTTGCCGATTGGCAGGCCAGCAAGGGCGGCCTGACGCGCGACATGATCGACGAGCTGCGCATGCCAGAGGAGTGGACCCCTCCGAGCGGCAAGGCCCCCGGCGACGGTGTCTACGGCGGCAGCAACATTCCACTCACGTTAAAACTGGGACAGTCGGGCGGCTTGGTCGATCCGGCGGCGCTGCGCGCACTCTCGCACGGTACTTTCTACGATGTCGGCGCACGGCGTGACGCCATCGCGGCGCGACTCCTCGCCAACAAGCAAGCACAGGACGCTTACGGCAATCCGGTGCCGATGGAGCGCGGCCAAGCCTATGCAGAGTCGATCGGCTGGCATAGCCCGATCGATAGTCAGGACTACGGCTGATGCTGAACTATGTCTACGGACACGACGAGGTGGTGGCGCGGTTCGTCGCGCAGTTCATCCCGCGTTGTCGTGAGCGCGGCTTTGGCAACTGCAAGGCCATCGGCGTGCTCGACGGCGAGCAACTAATCGCAGGACTCGTCTACCATAACTGGGAGCCCGAGGCCGGCATCATCGAAATGAGCGGAGCGGCTCTTCCCGGCAAGCAGTGGCTGACGCGCGGCACGATCGCGCGCATGTACCAGTACCCGTTTCACGTCGCGCACTGCCAGATGCTCGTGCAGCGCAACGCCGCCACCGACGAGCGGTTGTTAAGGCAGCTTGCGGTCTACGGTTACACGTTCATCCGCGTGCCGCGCATGCTGGGGCGCGATCAGGACGGCGTGCTTTGCCTTCTCACCTATGAGGACTGGGCGAGCAATCGGTTCAATCAACGCTTCAAGCATCACCTCGTTGACGCCCAACTAGAGGAGGCCGCGTAATGGCAGGCTTTTCAGGAAATCGCGGCGTCCCGCAAAGCTATTCGTCTTTTAACCCCGGCTTCACCTCGTTTGCGAGCGCACCCAGGCCGACGCCCACGAGCACCGGGTTTACGCCGCCGGCGGGGGCAACCGGACAATCCCTGTTCGCGCCGCCGCCAGCGGCTATGGCGGCGCGCGGCAACATCACCAATGCCCTCATGAACCGGCCTGGGGGCTTCACGCCGCCCCCGCCGCAGATGGCTCCAGGTACTCCGCAAGGAGCTGCCGGAGGCTTCGCGCCACCGGCACCTCCGACCGGCATCGGCACGGGTGGACTGTTCGCCCCGCCGCCGACGCCAGGAGCGCCGATGTCGACGGGGCCGTTGGCAGCTCTGCCACCGCGACCGTTCCAGAACGTCTACAGCCCGCAGGCGCTCGCCAATCCTGGCGGCATGCCGACGCGCGGAGGGGGATTCTGATGGCCCCCTACACGACCCAGGTCGCGCCCTACGCAGGACCGGCGGGACCGGCAGCGCCAGCAGCTCCGATGGCGCCGGGCGCAAACATGCAGCGTGACGCCATCACGCAGGCGCTGCTCAATGTACAGAACCCGCCGCCACGCACCCAGGTGCCGCCAGGGGTGCAGAGCATGGGGGCTCCGATCATTCCGTCCCCGGCTGGCGCGATGGGAGCGCAACCGGGACAGCAGCCAGGAGCAGGAGGGATGCCGGGAGCGCCTGGAGCAATACCGGGCATGGGCAATCCGATGTCGCCGATGCCGACCGGCATGAATCAGACGCTACAGCCCGGCGCTGCTGTGCCCGCGGGACCGAATTTCAACGCGCCGCCTCAAGTCGGCATTCCACCGCAACCGCAGACGGCTGCGATGGCGACACCGCCTACGGTCGGCGGCGGATCGCAACAGCCGCCACAGCAATATTGAGGTGAGCCGTGAGTAAGCCCGATCCTCCGACCCCTCCCGATCCGGTCGCCACCGCGCGAGCGAGTACGTCAACAAACGTCGCGACCTCGATCGCGAATGCGTTCCTTGGCAACGTCAATCAAGTCACGCCAAACGGCGACCTAAATTACTACAACACCGGAAATTATCAGTGGCAAGACCCGTATACCGGGTTGAATGTCGACATCCCGACGTTTACCGCGGTTCAAGACCTTTCGCCGCAACAACAAGCCATCAACGATCAAAGTGTAGCCGCCAAATACAATTTGGCAGGCATGGCCAACGCGCAGAGCGATCGGCTCTCGCAGTGGCTTGCTAACAATATCAATGTCGCTGGCGCCCCGAGCGCGGGCGACCCCAGCACGATCACCGGCATCCCCGCGCCGCCGACATCGTTTGATCCTGGCGGAAGACAACAGACCTCGTTAGCTCCGAGCGGACAGCAACAGACGACGTTCGACCCGACCGGCGCCGTGCAAGGGCAGCTTGGTTACACGCCGGGGCAAGTGTTTGGTTTCGGCGGCGCCGGCGACGTGACGACGAGCTACGGGCCGGGAGACTTCTCGGCTGACCGGCAGAACGTGCAAGACTCGCTGATGGCGCGGATCAATCCGCAATTGGCCGTCGAGAAGAATCAACTCACACAGCAACTCGCCGATCAGGGCATTCGTTATGGCAGTCAGGCCTACACGAGTGCGATGGACAACTATAACAGACAGTCCAACGACGCGCGCTTCGCTGCCATCAATCAAGCTGGAACAGAACAACAGCGCATGATGGACATGGCGGCGCAGAGGGCCGGGTTTCAGAACTCTGCGCAACAGCAAGCGTTCAATCAGCAGCAAGCGCGCGGTACGTTCTTCAACACCGCACAGAACGCCGCCTTCGGTCAGAATCTGCAAGCCGGCACGTTCGCCAATACCGCGCAACAGCAAGCTTACGAGCAAGCGCAAGGCCGCGGCACCTTCGCCAATACCGCGCAAGCACAACAGTTCCAGGAAGGGCTAGCGAGCGGACAATTCGCCAATCAAGCGCAAGCCAATCAGTACTCGCAGAATGCCCAACAGGGCGAGTTCGCGCAGGCTGGCCTCGCCGCCCAGGTCGCGCAAGCTCAGTCTGGTTTCAACGCGCAGAACATGGCGCGCAACCAGTTCATGAATGAACAGTTTGCGATGCGGAACCAGCCGATCAACGAAATCTCTTCGTTGTTGTCTGGATCGCAAATCAGCAATCCTAACTTCGTCAACACACCAAACAATCAGATACCGACAACTGACGTTGCCGGTCTGATCAACACGCGCTTCACGCAAGATTTCCAGAACTATCAGCAACAATCACAACAGCAACAAGCATTGATGGGCGGAATATTTGGAATGCTCGGTGGAATGATGAAAATGTCCGACGAGAGGATGAAAGAAAACAAGGTGAAGATCGGCAGCG